CGTAATTGCTCCCCCGAGGGGGGCGTTATGTTACCGGTGGATGCTCCTTACGGGGTATTGCCACCAGCTGTCGGGGTACGTTCACGGTCCGTGAACCCTCGACGAAAGCTCTCTTCGGCTTCTCCGCCGTTAGGGAACTTGTCATAGAAATCATGATCAAATAATCGTGATCCTATGCGCCGTGTTACAACATTTGTAAGGTGTAACACGACTTTGGTGATAGGGTCGCCCATAAGGACACCCCCCACCATTAGTGCGCTCCGTATATTCGGACCCATCTCGGGCCGGGGCACACCATAGTTGTTCATCACGCCCGAAGCGTGAAAGAACACCTCGCGGGGTTCGTAGCAGGTTTTCTGCACGATACCCCGTAGTACAGGTGGGATGCCGCATTTACGCATCCACGCCTGTCCAAGATCTGATCCGACTTCCAGTCGCATCAGGTCCGTTGCATTCTTATAGTCAGTACTTGACATATAGAGTGCTTTGAAGGTATCCGTCCTCTCGACGTAACCTTCATATGCGTCCTCCTCTCGACTATCGAGAGAGAAGACCATGTCCTTTACTTCGTCTGACATCAGACGACAGAAAAGATTCCATCCGTGATTGGCTTTGCCCATCCCGGATGTACTGCTTCTTACTCCCTTTTCCAGGGGAGAAGAAACCAACTTGTTTACAAGATCTAAGACGATCTTGAGACAAGCACGAGCCTTGGTTACAGTACGTGCTTTACCAGGCTCTTTCACCATCGTGAGGAAAGCATATTTTAGCTCCCTCGTTGGTGAACGGAGGACGTGGTCTAGCGCGAGCCAGAAAACCACTTCCCCAGTCGAATCGAAAGATGACTTATCTTTGTACATCTCGATTCGTCCAGTGTTGAGGTCCCGTATGGGTACCCCTTCACCGATCGGTAGAGAAGCTAGAATCTCTCTAGCTGCCTCTATCGTGCCGCCTTCTTTCCGGGTCTTTTCCCAGGAAGAAGACGTACTCACGGTGATTCGCGATTTAGTCGCGAGTCCCGTGAAGGCACTGTCGTCAAGTTCATTGAGAACTTCGTTCAGTGCAGCCCGCATCAGTCCACGTTGTGTGGGGCTCATAGCGGGTCGCTCCAGAGTTATGGCCTTAAGAAAATCGACCTTAGACTGGAGAACGACTACAGGTGGCGGCGTTCCGCAACCCCTAGTCTGAGATAGGATGCCAATGACGTACGTACGTCTGGGTCCTACTTCGGTATTCGCACGTTTCCAAACGTTAACGAATTGCCGGCACCAGTGACTTGGCCGTTCGGCCATGTTCGCTAGTGCGTGTTCGAGGTTGCCGCGGTGTGCGGCTTCCTTGAACCACTTCCTACTGGCTTTTAATTGGCTGTAGGCAGTATTGATGGATGCCCCTTCGGTTGTAAGGACACCATCAAGGAACTCATCCCCTATCAAGAAGGAGATGTTTCCGAGTGTGAACAGGTCAAATCTTTCCCATGTCCACACCTCCTCGGGATAACACAAATATCTTTGTGTAAAGATCCCGTCGACAGTCTTTAGCATTTCAATGAAACGCAGAGACCGTGCCTTCAACGAGGGTGTATGCTCCTCGAATAAGGTTTTCAACTGTCCTGCAGACATGCAGGGGTCAGTTGATCCATTGAGGAACCGGTTAATCCGGGTCCTTAATGTACGCGCCCAGGACATGTAATGTCCCGGCGTGTTACACATCTTCGCTAGGGCTTTGCCCCAGTGAGTGTGCCTATACACGACGTGAAGTTTCACCTCGTGGCTAGCTATCGACGAAAATCGAACTTTCGATTTCGCCGATCCGTTCCAGTTCGGTCCTAGGACCTTTGCTGGAAGAGGGTCTTGGAGACGGATTCCGTCACCAGACCAGACGGTGATTTCTGGATTAAGGTCCAGTTTGTCACCGAGACGATACCCCGCATGGATCTTCCATGGGTCATCGTACTTCAGACGGTACCGGGAATCTTTCCGGAACCGTATGTGCTCCCGAGCTTGTCCTCCTATGACGCGCCCGGGCTCTTCGGTTTCAGAACCTGACGATTCTGACTCCGAATCCAACAATGCACCATCATTTTGGTGCATGATGTCGGAGACCTCTGCCGCTTCCATAAGGATTTCGGCGAGGCTACCGCTCGGACTAAGGAGACCCTCCACAGTCCGGCGTACAGTTAGATCCCTCTCTTCGGGGGAGTCTCTCTGTTTCTCTGAAAGGGTGAATCCACACCTGATCAGAGTATCTCTGTTCTTCGTCACTGACGAAGATCCAGAGTGTCGCAACATAAGGCAGGATGGTACCTGCTTAGTTGAGAGGTACTTTACTCCACTAACATAGTGGCGTAGAGCATGTGGCACAGCCGGACTCGGAAGAGACGAGTTGTACCATAAGGGAAGCTCAGACATCAGACTGAACAACCCTGTATGTGATGATGGTCCATTAGGGAGGACCAGTCCACATTTCCTAACGTTGCCTG